CTTGAAAACAAGTCCTTTTATTTTGCACCAAAAAAGGCAAATAGGGCGATTAAGTACATCGAGAACTATTGTCACCATTCAAAGGGAAGAAGTGACCTGCTGAAGTTGGAGCTTTGGCAGAAGGCGTTAGTCTCCGTCATATTCGGAGTGGTCGATGAGAACAACTATCGCCAATTCAGAGAGATAGTCCTCATCGTGGCAAGGAAGAACGGCAAGTCACTCTTTGCCGCCGCCATCATGGACTATGTGGCGTTCCTTGACGGGGAGTACGGAGCGGAGATCTACTGTCTGGCCCCCAAGTTGGAGCAGGCGGAGATCGTTTACTCCTGCTTTTGGCAGATGTGCTTTGCCGAAGAGGAGACCCGCACCAAGATACAAAAGAGGGGCAGGCTGAACGATTACTACATACCCGACTCGAACACGGTCATCAAGAAGGTGGCCTTCAACGCAAAGAAGTCAGACGGCTTTAACCCTCACTTGGTCATTTGTGACGAGGTGGCATCTTGGGTTGGAGATGCGGGCAAAAAGCAGTATGAGGTTATGAAGTCGGCACTCGGTTCGAGAAAACAACCGATGATCTTGTCCTGCACCACATCGGGATACGTCAACGAGGGAATTTATGACGAGCTGTTCAAGCGTGGCACTAGGTTCCTTCTGGGAGACTCAAAGGAACAGAGGCTCCTTCCCGTCTTTTACACGATAGACGATGAGGAGAAGTGGAATGACATAAACGAGTTGGCGAAGTCCAATCCTAACCTCGGAGTCTCCGTGTCGGTTGACTATATGCTTGAGGAAATAGCCATAGCGGAGGGGTCGCTCTCCAAGAAGGCGGAATTCCTCACGAAGTATTGTTGCGTAAAGCAGTCCTCCGAGCAGGCTTGGCTCTCGACAAAGATTATTGATGCGGCGGTCTGTAACCCAATACTGCCCGAGGACTTCAAAAACTGCTATGCGGTCGGAGGGTTAGACCTCTCAATGACAACGGACTTGACCTCCGCCTGCGTGGTAATAGAGAAGAACGAGACGGAGTACGTCATATCGCACTTCTGGCTCCCTGCCGAGAAGTTGGACGATGCAACGGCACGAGACGATATTCCGTATCGGGAGATGATCGAGAACGGAGTCCTCTCGTTATCCGGGGAGGGGTTCGTTGACTACAATGACGTCTTCCTATGGTTCGTTCACCTCGTCCAAGAGTACCGCATCATGCCGTTGGTTGTCGGCTATGACAGATATAGTTCTCAATACCTAGTAAAGCAGATGCAGAATGACGGCGGGTTCCTGATGGATGACGTCTATCAGGGATGGAACATGACTCCTGCGATAAACAAGCTCGAAGGAGAACTCAAGGAACACAAGATAAAGATCGGAGACAATGCACTCCTGCGAGTGCATCTGTTGGACACGGCCTTACAGAGAGACCGAATGAGCAAGAGGGTCAAGATCGTAAAGCTGAATGACAACAGTCACATAGACGGCACGGCGGCATTGCTTGATGCCCTTATCGTCAAGGACAAATGGGCGGGGGAATACGCCCGTCAATTAAGGAACGAGTGAGGAGAAGAAATGGGACTTTTTGAGAAGTTATTTCCGAAGAAGTATCGGAACCCCATCGGGATGGAGAAGTGGGAGTCTTTGACCGCTTACTCTACGGCCTTCCGTACTTGGAGGGGAGAATTGTACGAGTTCGACCAAGTCAGGAGTGCCATAGACACGCTGGCGAGGAACACTTCCAAGCTCCGAGTGGAAATGACCGGAAGTGCAAAGGGCAAGGTCAGGACGAAACTCAACATCAGACCGAACCCCTATCAGACTTGGACGCAGTTCTGGTATAGGACGAGGACGATCTATGAGATGCAAAACAATGCGGTCATAGTTCCCATTCTGGACGATACCGACCAAGTCTCGGGACTCTTCCCCGTCCTGCCTTCGTCTTGTGAGGTTGTGACCTATCACGGCGTTGAGTATCTCCGATACACCTTCATAGGAAATCAGAAGGCCGCCATAGAGTTGGACAGATGCGGAGTCATAACAAAGCATCAGTACAAGAATGACCTCTTCGGAGACAAGAACGAGGCGTTAAACGGCACTCTGGGACTGTTAGACCTCAACCGTCAGGCGATTAAGGCGGCGGTCGAGAATTCCAATGCGTTCAAGTTCATGGCAAGGATGAACAACTTCGCAAAGGACGAGGACATCCGTGCGGAGCGTAAGAGGGTCAGGGATGCAAACATCAAGGACAAGGACGGGTTCCTGCTCTTGTTCTCCAACCTGATAGGCGAGCCAAAGCAGATAAACTACTCGCCTTATACGGTCGATGACAAGCAGGCCGCCATGATCGACTCCAACATCGAGAAGTATTTCGGAGTCTCGACTGAGGCCATAAAGAACGAACTTACGGGAGACAAGGCGGCGGCCTTCTACGAGGGGGCGATTGAGCCTTTTGCCATCCAAGCGAGCGAGGTCATAACGAATATGCTCTTCACTCCGTTGGAGCAGGCGAGCGGAAATCAGTTCGTCCTCACATCGAACCGCATACAATTCATGACCAATGCCGACAAGCTCTCATTCACCACACAGATGGGAGACAGAGGACTCGTCTTCATAGACGAGTTGAGGGAGGTATGGAACCTCGCACCGCTCCCGAACGGACTCGGACAGCGGATACCACGCAGAGGCGAATATTACTTTTTAGACCCGTCAAACCCTGACGGAGACCCAAACAACGAAGGAGGCAATGACAATGCCGGTGAAGAATGACAGAGAATACCGCTCGATGGAATTGAGGGCGGCGGAGAAGACCGAGGAGAAGGACTACATCGTAGAAGGCTATGCGACTACCTTCGGAGACTCCTATGAGCTTTACAGAGACGGAAACTACATCGTCATGGAGAACGTGGACAAGGATGCGTTCAAGAACACGGACATGAGCGACGTTGTATTCCAGATAGACCACGAGGGCAGAGTCTATGCAAGAACCCGCAACGGCTCGCTCGGTCTGGAGACTGACGAGCACGGACTCAAGACGAGGACTAACCTCGGACTCACGGAGTCCTCTCGTAGCGTTTACGAGGACATTGATGCGGGCCTTTATGATCGGATGAGCTTTGCGTTCACCGTCAAGAAGGACTCGTACACGGAAGAGGAGAAGGATGACGGAACGGTCATCCTGACCCGCACCATTTTAGAGGTCGGGAAACTGTATGACGTATCCGCCGTATCGTTCCCCGCCAACCCAAACACGGACATTTCGGCTCGTACAAAGGACGGCATTGACGGAGAGATCAAGAGGTTCGAGGCGGAGCGACTTCACGAGCAGGAAATAAGGGAGTCTCGGACGAGACTCAAGGAACAGATTTCAAGAATATTGGAGGAAAAGGACAATGACTGAAATCAAAGAAATGACCATCGAGGAAGTCGAGTCCCGCACTTCCGAGTTGGCAGGTGAGGTCGAGGGAGCCGATGAGAGCCGCATGGCTGAAATCAAGGCCGAACTCGATGCACTTGAAGAGAGAAAAGCGGAACTAAAGAAGATGGCGGCGGAGGCCAAGGAGACCCGTGAGGCGGTCGCAGAGGGCAAGGTCGCAGTCGAAGAAGTAAAAGAAATTGTCACGGAGGACAAGAGAATGTCAAACAAGGAAATCATCAACTCAACAGAGTACAGAGACGCTTTTAAGAAGTACATCATCACGGGCAAGGACGAAGAGTGCCGCAAGCTCCTCACGGAGAACGTAGACACCGGAACAGTCCCCGTTCCCGAGATCGTTTATGACATCGTCAAGAACGCATGGGAGAAGGAAGGCATCATGGCCCTCGTCAAGAAGACCTACATCAAGGGCAATCTCAAGGTCGGCTTTGAGGTCAGTGCTGACGGTGCGGTCATTCACACTGAAGGTGCGGCAGCTCCTACCGAGGAGAAGTTGGCTCTCGGCGTAGTCAACCTCGTTCCCGCATCCATCAAGAAGTGGATTACCATTTCTGACGAAGTAGCCGACATGGACTCCGGTTCATTCATTCAGTACGTCTATGACGAACTCACATACCAGATCGCAAAGAAGGCGGCTGACGAGCTTATCGCAAAGATCGAGGCTTGTGGCACCGTATCCACAAACACTCCCTCCGTCAACGTTGCGGTTCCCAAGGTTGAAGTTAGTGCAATCGGTCTCGGCACCATTGCATCCGCCATCGCTGAACTTTCAGATCAGGCCGCCAACCCCGTCATCATGATGAACAAGACAACTTGGGGTGCTTTCAAGGCAGTTCAGGCCGCAGGCTCTTACGGCTATGACCCCTTCGAGGGACTTCCGGTTCTCTTCAACAACACGATCACCGCTTACTCCGCCGCCACAACGGGCGTTACGTTCGCCATCGTTGGTGACCTCGGAGAAGGTGCAATCGCAAACTTCCCCAACGGCGAAGAGATCAACATCAAGTACGATGACCTCTCTCTTGCAGAGGCAGACCTCGTCAAGCTCGTTGGTAGAGAGTTCGTTGCACTCGGCGTAGTCGGCCCGAAGTCATTCGTCAAGATCGTCAAGGCGGCTGACTCCTGATTGCTTTAAGGCTTTATAGAAGGGAGAGTCCTTATGGCAAAGATTTTAGTGTGTATTCCGAGCATGGACATGGTGGCGGCTGGGTTTGCCCAGTCGCTCGCCATGCTCCAGAAGGGCGGGCACGAGACGGCGATAATGTTTCAAGTCGGCAGTCTCGTATATGATGCCCGCAACAAATTGGCAAAGCAGGCCATCAAGATGGGAGCGGACTATACGATGTGGTTCGACTCGGACATGATATTCGCTCCCGACACGATGCTGAAACTTCTCAAACACGATGCTCCGATAGTATCGGGAGCGTATTTCAGACGCTCGCCGCCTTATTCGCTCGTAGCGTTTGACAAGTGCGATGCGGAGTCAAGGGAATGGTCAGACCTTCCCCTGCCTGCGGAGACGGTCAAATGCGGAGGAGTGGGGTTCGGTTGCGTACTCATTAAGACGGAAGTCTTGTTTGAGGTTGCCGCCAAGTTTGGGAAATGGTTCGACCCGATGAACGGGTTCGGAGAGGACTTGTCCTTCTGTTGGCGGGCAAGGGAGTGCGGTTATGAAATACTGCTAGACCCCAAAGTAACCTGCGGACACGTGGGCCAGATCGTAGTCAATGAGGACTTCTATAAAGTTTATGCGGAGGGCAGAAAAAATGAAAATAAAAGTTAAGGCTCCGTTTTTCGACAATCGAGGAATTCACAAGCCGGGCGAGATCGTAGAGGTCTCGAAGTTCAACCCCGTCTATCACGAACTCATCGAGGAGAAGGCGGAAAAGGTCGAGAAGGCGGTCAAGACCGACTCCAAGAAGACCACAAGAACAAAGAAAGGGTAATGAAATATGCCGACCGACACGATGCTTGTAAAAGTAAAGACGGCTCTCCGAGTCTCTTATACGAATACAAATATTGACAATCAGATAACGGACTTGATAAACGAGGCCATCCTTGACTTGTCGGCAACGGCTGACGTCAAGACCTTTACAACTTCGACCGCAGACGCACTCCAGACGGGAGCGGTCATCGCCTACGTGTCATATAAATGGTTTGGTGAGGAGAAATACTACACCGCCTACAATGACATGAAGGCAAAGATGGCACTCTCTTCCAAATACAGGAGCGTGATGCCTAATGAAGAATAGCGTATTCCCCATAGATCTGATTGCTGTCACAACCGAGAAGGACGAACTCAATCAGATAGTCGAAAAAACGAGAACAACTCAAACCGTCTTCGCTGAAATAGGCTCCGTCTCACAGACGGAGTTTTTCAGTGGAGGCCGTCTGGGTCTCAACCCGTCCTTGAAGGCGGTCATATATGACTTCGAGTACAATGGCGAGCCGATTGTGAAGTACAACGGCAATCTCTACTCCGTTTACAGAGTTTACTTTGTGAACGGCTCGGACAGAGTGGAATTGTATCTCGAAGAGAAGGGAGGGACGAAGGATGAATCAAGTCCAGATGATAGCACTTCTTGACACGCTCTCCGTCCCGT